ATAATATACTTGCTGAAGCTGTGTCCTAGCATAGGAGTTGAATTGCATATACATTGCAATCAATTATGGCAGTAAATCTAAATAATATAGAAAAGATTTGTGATAGCATCGGAGGTATATCGATCATCCAAATCACAGATGATAGTAATATCAATCCTGATAATACTATAATCGATCCCGCAAAAGTATATACAATCCATTTTCGACGCAACACTGCATCTTATAACAGTAAGACGCAAAATTCGGATCAAAACAGAAAAATAAAACAGAGGATAAAAGCCTTTGTGCCTAAAATCAGGCTATCGATGGAAACTCTTATCAAAAATATCATTGATAAGAGATTGACTGTAATATATACCGATAGGGAATCCAATACCGGTATTTTGAGAAGTGCTGAATTTGATTTTGAGTATAATACAGGGCTAAAAATGGCAGATAAGCAAGGGTATAAGATAGAATTCAATACCGAAAAGCTATATTCTTCCCTCGATTACTCAGGTGTCAATATAGATCTACCTGATCCCGGAGATCCTTGGGATGGTACAGATCCCGGTACAGTAGTAGATGAGTGCTGTGTATTGATTAATCCTGTACAAGTAGGCTACATTCCAACCCCCACAGGAAATGCAAATAACAGAAACGAGTATGTGATCGGTAGCAATGGAGTGAGATATTTTATCGACAAAACCGGTGCTTCCTTACCTTTTCCGTTTTTTCCTCAATATTTTGAATCATTTACAGGGATCACCGCCGATAGGGTAACAGTCACCGTCGCAACCTTACCGACTACCGACATTAATAAGCAGATAAGAGTACTCCGCAATGGAGTCGAGCAAACATATACTTCAGGGACTCCCGGAGATGGAGAATTCACAATCTCCGGATCTGACATCATATTCAATCGTGCTCTCGAATCTTGGGAGAAAATCAAAGTTTATTTTTCAGCAAATACTTAAAAATATGAAACAAATCATCAAAATTATTCTATTCTCAATAATCACATTATCTATCAATGCTCAAAACATAAGCATCAAGCAGATCCGCAAAGCTCCGGACAGCCTGATGATAATATTGAGCGATGGCACAGACGAGAATCACTTTAGTTATCAATATATTAGCAATTACTCAGGCAAGGTAGATAGTGTATATGTCAGAAATGATAGTGTATGCAGCTCATTGACCACCGGAGAAGAATATTGCTATGCAATCGCGGGCAATCAAACCCTATCATTTGCCCCTGTCACTCACGAGCTCACAATATCAAATGGCAATACTGTCAACATAGCCGACAATAATTATTGGTCCAAAAACAACCCCTATAATGTAGTATTTCTCCAAGATGAAAATACAAAGGTACAAATCGGGGAGAATACTCCCGGAGCTGCAACATACAAATTGAATGTATTTGGCACTACTTATACAAGTAAGAATATAATAGTCGGTGAAGATGCACATCTATACCGCGATTTAGTCTTGTGGCAAATACCAACCATCAACAATTCAGTTGATTCAGTACTTATATGGAATAAGGACAATCACCGGGTTGAGATGAGGGATATTAACACGATAGGGAGTGACGATCAGCAAATCACCAATTTTAGCTTTAATCCCGGGACACATATACTGACAATCACGCTTGAGGACGGCAATACCAAGACGGTAGATTTATCTGCGTTAATAGACGATGCAGACGCAGACCCAACCAACGAATATAATACATCTGTTCAACTGAACGGCAATAATCTTGAAGTTACAGACGGGGGCGGCACAAAAGCCGCTGATATTTCAGCATTGTATGACAACACAGACGACCAACAAATTAGTATTGATTCTGTTACATCACCAAAACGAGTGTTTACAATCACGCTCGAAGACGGGGGGCAAGTGAAATTTGAAGACCAAGTAGGAACACCCGGGAGTGCGCAAACATTAAGCACAGACAACACGCCCGGAAATATCTCAATATCCGGAGGCAATACAATAACTCTAAATGTAAATGATGATGATGCAGATGCAACAAACGAAATTCAAACTATTACACTCGATTCAACATCTTACCCAAATTTAAGAACATATACGCTATATTTATCGGATGGCGGTGATGTCACTTGGGTAGATAGTGTCGGAAGTGGTGGCGGTAGTTCGATTGTGTACGTAGATACAATCTACCGAAAACAAGATTCAATTTGCTACAAGAAAAATACGCTTGAATATTGTGTGATTGCAGATACTTCTTTGTGGGTAACAGATGCAAGTGGAATTCATTCCAAATCTTATAGGCACGTAGGCATCGGAGAAGATGCGAATAGTAGCGCAATTTTAACGGTACAAGGTCGGGCAGATTGGAATGATGGAGGACTATCTGTATTCATTGGTGACGCAGCAGGTAGGTATGACGATTTAAGCAATAATAGAAATGTTGGGATTGGGTACTATACCCTCTCGTCTAATACTACCGGGTCTTATAATATGGGAGTAGGCTTCCAGGCTTTGCACAAGAATAAGACAGGTAATTCTAATTTGGCTATTGGGTATAAGGCGTTAATATTAAATGTAAGTGGAGTATCAAATACATCACTCGGATATTTCTCGGGTGGAAATATAGTAAATGGTTCTTACAACACCTTTATAGGCAGCAATTCAGGATACAATTGCACAGGCAGCTTTAATACTTTTATCGGCTATAACTCAGGGATTAATGAAACCGGTAGTAATAAATTATACATAGATAATTCAAGCACATCAAATCCTCTAATCTACGGCAAATTCGACACCGACACACTCAGAATTAACGGTAGCTTGCAAATCCGAGACGTAGCAACAGATAACACTCTAGAAAACATCTTAGTTCAAGATGCAACCAACCAAGAAGTCAAAACCCGGGCATTAAGCACAATCAATACAGACGATGCAGATGCCGACCCGAATAACGAGATACAAAGCCTATCAATCGCAAACAACAATATCGCAATCAGTAATGGCAATACAATAACAGTACCAGACACCAACAGCGTACTTAATCAAGATTCAATCTTAATAACATACAGCGACGGCATTGAGATAAATAGAGATACTATAAGAGTAGCAAGTACAGGAGGAAGCGCACCACAAACCCTAGCCACAACAGGAGCAGCCGGAAATATAAGTATATCGGACGGAAATACAATAAATGTGAATGTGAATGACGCAGATAGCGACCCAACAAATGAAACTGAAACCGCGACCAATACCGGAGCATTTGGCGGTGAAGTATATTATCAAAAAATAGGTAACGAATTTCAATTTAGAAAATTATACTCATCTGATGCATCTATTAATGTAGGGAATAACGGAGATAGGGTAAATATAACAAAAGTGCCATTTACCGTAAATACATGGGATGATAGTCACTCATTTCAAGTACCCGATATTAACGGAAATACAATGACTTTTGACGGTATTGGAGATATTTCAGTAACAACGCCATCGGACGGCTCGCACGTTGTACAAATAGCATATATAGGAAGTACAGCCGCCCAAACCCTTAGTTTTGCCAATCCTAATTTATCAATATCAGGCGGCAACACAGTTGATATATCTGCAATCAATACAGACAACCAAGGACTCGCAGAATTCTCAATATCAACAGGTGAATCAGGCGGCTTAATTTCAATTAGACACGATAACAATGCGACTACGCAGACTATTGATATTGAGGAAACTGTTGAAGACTTGATTGGTGACAATGTGCGAGGTGGTACAGACATAAGCACAAGTTATGACGATGCAACCGGACACACAACAATTAATTTTACAGGAAGTGCGGGCTCAAGTTATTGGAACGCAAATGGATCAGATATATACAACAATAATACGGGATATGTAGGTATTAATACCAATTTACCAGACCAACGCTTTCACGTTTACGGCACAGGAGCAACAAGAATAAAAATCGAGGGGGGCGGCAGCGGCTATATTCAAAGCGGTTTGCTATTTGAGACTTCTAATAGTATAAGAGGCGCAGGGTCTTTTTCGCATAATTCAGCAACCGGGAAAACTTGGTTCTGGGGACAACCTTACAACTCTTCAGATGCTTTTTCGATTGGAAGATACACAGGAGGAGGCACAGATGCAGCCTCAAATATCACAAATTCATTATTGAAGATTGATAACACAGGACTAGCGACGCATTACGGAGATGTCACAATAGAAAATTCCACACCAAAACTAACTTTTAACCGTGACGATAGTTATGATTGGAATATTAATAATGCAACTGGCAGCACCTTAAATATACACAATCAAAATACAACGGGCATATTAAAAATAGATGGCGGCAATGCAGATGCAAAATTTGAATACAATACAAATAATAGTGATTTGACGGTTACTGAGATTAACGGTTACAAAACGTTAGAATTACTGAGCAATCACCGGCTTAAATTATACCCATACTCTTCAACCCCGGCTTTTGAATTTGATGCTTCAAATCAGATTCTAAAATTAGGAAATACGTCCGGGGGTAATGGCGATGTGGTGGCAGCCACAGACGTAAATGGCACAACAGAATGGAAATCAACTCGTAATTTTGCAAGAGCCTATAATACAGCAACACAAGTTATTAGTACATCAGGAAACTACACTAAAATAGAATTTGACACAGAGGAATTTGAAGAGGGGGCGGTAAACGTAGATGCAGTAAATGATTTAATTAATCTTACAGAAGCAGGTTATTACCGTATTGAATATAAAGCAGTTGTGACAATGGGTAGTACTGGCTTTCTAACAGAAATAAGATTAAAAAGAGGCTCTGCACAAATAAACAACACTATTTGCGCGCAGGATGTAGATGCTAACTACACAACCACACTTCAGTATTCAACTATAGTACACAACACAGGCTCAAATAATTATAGCGTAGATATTAAAACAGCCGCCGGCGCAGAAGTAACACGATTCACCATTTCAGCATCAAAAATACATTTATAAACTTTAAAAATCAAATAAAATGAAAAATCTATTAATTATCACAATCTTACTATTTAGTATTAATCTAATCTCGCAGGATTATATCTTAATTGATCCGGTAACAGACACAACCTACATCAAAAAAACTAAGGGTAAATTCTATGAATATCACAAATATACGGACGCAGCCGGGCGCGAAATCACAATCAAGCAAGAAATTAAGTCTAAAAAACCGATTATAGCCAAAATCGAAAAAGAGATCAAGGCACTCAATCAGGATTTAGAATTTATCAATGATGAGATTAAGCAAAATAGTGAGGAAACTCAAAACCTCCTGAAGCGAAGAAATAGAATCAATCACAAGATTAAGACCAAGAAAAAAAGGATTAAAAATATTGAAAAGCGAATGGGTAAAATCAAACCAAATTGGGGGATGCAACAAAATCCTCCCGAATTGAAATTATTAAAAACAACTTGCGATAATAATTAATCATGATATACCTAATACTAATATTCCTCGCAGGCGCATCCGCTGCACTAAGTGACCGGAGTAAATTTCATCCACTCACTCTTCCTGATTTTCTACAAAACAGAAATTGGTGGAACACAGGATTGATCAGAAGTTGGAAGCTCAAGTACAAAAACAATGATCCGAGCAAAGGACCAAAACTTTGGCTATCGACTTCGGTATTTGTGATTTTCACGGATTCACATCATTTTTTCAAGGCATTATCTATTACACTTATATTTATAGGTATGAATGGAGCTATCTTTTATTTGCCTCTCACTTGGATAGTGTGGCATTGGCTGATAGGTCTTGTTATCTACAAACTAGGCTTTGCCGTCATCTATAAGTAAACGCTCTATTTTTTGTCCTAACCCTTGCATATGTAATAATATACATTTGCAATATGAAAAGCGCTCTAAAGATAATCTTAAATAAAGCTACCAAGACAGCCACTATTGATATAGATGGCTTTATCGGTGCTGATTGGAGTAAGGAGAAGAAAGACCAAAATACTAAGGAACGCCTAAAAGCAGAACTCCGAGCAATCGCAAATATCAAAGCGGACACCATAGTAGTTAATATCAATAGCTATGGAGGTAATTCTAATCACGGCATCAGCATATATGATTTATTGGTAGAGCATCAAGCTAAAGTTATCACAAAAATTAATGGTATGACTGCCTCAGCTGCTACTATAATAGCCGCAGCCGGAGATGAGCGTAAGATGTCAGATAATTCATTGGCATTGATTCATACATCCAGCATATTGGCTTGGGGTAATAAGAATGAGCTCAAAGCAAGTATACAAACTCTCGAAGCAGTAGACACACGAATGCTTAATATCTACGCGAAGACAGGAGGCCAGGATAAAAAGGTATATGAGGATCTGATGAATGAGAACAACGGCAACGGTATATGGATAGATGCAGAAAAAATGAAAGAAATAGGGCTTGTGACAGAAGTATTTGAGCCTAAAAAAGTGGCTGCCGTGGCTAACTTTGATTTTGAAGCACACAATCTCCCGGTACCGGATAATGATCTACTTGCAAAATGCAAAGTGTCATCATCTCAAGACTCTAATAATTTAGCAAATGAAATTTGGGCGAAAATAAAAGACTTCATAAGCCCTCAAACAGATAATTCAGGTAATTCACTAAATCAAAATAATATGTCAGATACAAAATTGACCCTTGAGCAATTGCAATCCAAGATGGATGAGATGCAAAAAACCATTGAGGCACAAGCAGAAACTATTGATAAACTACAAAAACCAGCTTCCGAAGGTGCAGATCCTAAGCCGGGCGCACAAAAAGGACCTGTGACCCTTGAGCAATTGCAAGCAAATATTGCAAAGATGCAAGAAACCATTGATGCACAAGCAGAAACTATCAATAAGCTAAAGGATGAACCAGGTGCAAGTCATACAGGAGGTGATGCTCAAGATCCTGACACAGGAGCAAAAGCAGAATGGCAAATAATGGAAGAAAAAATACAAGCAAGTATCTGATCAAAAAACTACTATTTGTAAACAAAACTATTTGTAAATAATCTAAATAAAATAATATGTCCGCTTCATTGAAACTAACAAACGCAAAAGCTCTTCAAAGCTTCATCAGAACTTTTCAGAAGACTTTTCTCTCATTGTTATACTCAAATTTTGATACAGCCAAATATGTCACGCATCACGCAATGACTAAAGGAGAAAAGGTATTGACTCAAATCTTGATCGGTGATATCGTGAAAAGATGGTCAAAAACATTTGATCCTGTAGCTGATGCTGTAGATTTCAATCCAAGAACCTTGTACACAAAATTGGTAAAGGCAGATATCGAGATATTCCCTCAAGAATTTTTCGACACTTATCTTGGTCAAATGTATCAGGGCGCAATCGATCCAAAGAAAATTCCATTTCATAAAGCTATATTTATGGAGATCCTTAAGAAGATAGCAAGCGAACAAGAATATGCTGCCTGGTGGGGAGAGGAAGCCGCTGTACCTGCATCCACAGATTTACTTAAACAAGTAGTCGATGGTTATGGCACAAAAGCAAAAGCTGAGGCAACTGCCGGAAATCTGACAGTAACTGCTACCGGAGCAATTAATAGTACTAATGCGGTTGACGCAGTAGAAACGGTATATTTAGCTCTTGATAAGGAAATAAGAAAGGGGGCAGTAGCGATCTTTATGACCAATGGGGTGAAGGTTGATTACCTCAAGGACTACCGAAACAAATATGGAGCAAAGAATCTTACCAAAGATTATCTCCAATTTGATTTGAGCAATAAAGCAAAGATAATTGAGATACCGGGGGACACTGACTTTGTGATGTGTACACCTACAAGAAATATGCATTATGGATATCAGTTGCCTAGCGATGAGATGTTCAGATTTAAGGATGAGATTAGAAGTATCCAAGCTGCAATGGATTTCCGTATCGGATTTGAATTTGGAATAGCAGATCCAGCGATAATTTCATTAAACGATCAATAAGTCAAAAAACCTAGAAGAAAGGGGAGTGAATCCATCGGTGAAGCTCCCCGCGTAGGTTTATTTATTAATATTAAATTGTAATCAAAAATGGCAAACGACGATAAAAAAAATACAGCAAGCGATATCCAAACAGAAGAAGAAGGATTGAAGGAAGCATTGACTCTCGTGGAAAAGGCATTGGAAGAGGCACAGGCTAAAATAGCGATGCTAGAAAGTGATCTCACTATCAGAGATGAAAAGATTGATGAATTGGAAAAAGCTCTAGCGGCTGCCCCTGCTGAGTCTGGAAGTGACGACAAACCTGCATTGACCGCAAAAGTGGGAAAGGCAGTTTATGAATTCAAATACCCTAAGGTTAATTACAAGGGTAAAGTATTGACGCCAAAAGAAGCTGTCAAGGATAAAGAGGCACTCGAAGAATTCTTAGAAAAGGGATTCTGCGTAAAAAAATAATATTTTTTCAAAATCTAAAATAAAATCAAATGCCTGTAACATTAGTAGAATTACTCAAGCAATGTGGCACCAATGCTGCGGATTTAGTAGGTGAATTGTATCTAGCTTTCAAAGCCGATGTGGATACTATCCCCTCCGCAACGGATCACGTAGTCTCAGCAGCCATCACGATGAAGGCTTCTAAAGTATTCGTCAAAGTAGAATTGAGCAAAAAAGACAAATCCTATGAGTCCAATCCGGAAGGAGATGAAGATGGAAGCATCTATAAGACATTGTTCAAAGGATTTCATCCACACCTTAGATCAGTAGCTACCAATATGCTCGCAGGAGCTAGCAATGGCTGTGATGTGATAGCTATATTTAAGGACAAAAATGGAGAACAAAGGATCATAGGCGATTTGTCTGAAGGTGCAATCCTAAAAGCTAAGGAAATCATCACCAAGGAGAAAAATGGTTATGAGCTTGAGCTTGGGTGGGAGAGTAATTTGCCTCCATATTTTTACACAGCAGCAATACCAACGTAAGCAAAGTAAGTTTTTTGATTCATAATACCTCATTGTAAAACCCGACCTTAGGACCCAAGGGCGGGTTTTTTAAAAAAAAATTGATAATGGCACGTAAGAAAAAACAAAAAAAATACATTGGACCTTATTTCGTAAAAGGATTTGTGGATAACAAAGGCACTCACAACCCCGATAAAATGACTGATCAGCAAATATCCGCTTTCATCAAAAACCATCCCTATGCAAAGGAATGGTGGTCAGAGGAGGATGCAAAAGGATAAATTAAAGTCCCAAAAACTATTTTTCTATTCTTATAATAAGAGCCCTCTTTGCTGGGGGCTTTTTTTGTCCTATAGGTTAATTAACAAAGGTGTTAATTTTGGATTATGGGAAAATTGGCAATACATATAAATTACGCTATACAGGAGCTAAAAATAGCGACAGAACCACAAACAATCTTGTATGTCCGTGCGACAGGTAGCAATCGAGGTTCTATCACTGCCAAAAAAGTAATGTACGGCAAAGGCGCTCCGGCTTCCCCTAATAAACCCAATAAGCATTGGGGCAAAATACCACTAACCGATACAGATACAGGAATAACTAAGAATTTTTATATAGCAAATATCATCGGATTCAATAATTATATCGTAAAACACTAAAACCAATGTCAAGACGCAACAATCAATTAGTAAGAATACACACCGGAAATTATATAAGTGTATATGGCAACAAAGATATGTCTATCGTGTATTCAAAATTTGACGACACCTCTACTCGTCTGGATTCATTTACCTACAAAGATAGTAGCGGAGATGGCAAATTAGAAATAGCCTATTGGGGGGATAATAATCTACTCCCATACAAACGAGAAGAAATTATCAAAGATAATAATATAGTCCCGGAACTGATCGCTACCAAACGAGGGATCATACTTGGCCAAGGATTGCAGACCTATACAGTTAGCTATGTAGATGGTAAGAAGAAAAGGACATTGGTAGATGCACCTCCAGAGATCAAAGATTTTCTTGAAGAGACCGACTGGGAGCAATACGCCCTGATAGCTACCGGAGAATTATTGAAGCACGGCAATCTATTTCCGGAGTTTGTAATGAATAAGGCAAAAAACAAAATATTGTCATTCAAAGCTCACTATACAAAAAATATCCGGGCAGGGAAGCAGAACACCAAGGGCAAAATCAAAAAATACTATTGGCACGGATCTTGGGAAACCGATAATCCCACAGTAGCCAAACCCCAACCGATTGCGGTTTGGGATAAGGAAAAGCCTGAAGCATTGTTTCTGCTACATCTTGGAGATCCATTGTTTTTTGATGGGTATTATTATTATCCGGGTTGGTGGGGAGGCAAAGAGTGGATAGAATTGTCCAATATCATACCCAAATGGCAAAAGGCTAATCTGGATAATGGCTACAGCATAAGATTTCATATAAGAATCCCAAAGGATTATTTTCTTGATAAAGTCGCTTGGAATAGCGCACAAGATCAGAAGGGAAAAGATGCTTGTATAAATGCAGCCGTGGAAAAAGAAAAAGAATTTATGGAAGAAATGAATAGATTCCTATCCGGGGTAGATGGTGCAGGTAGAGCTGTATTTACCAAATATGAGATTATAGAACAAGTCCAAAAGGCTTACCCGGGCATTGAGATAATCCCAATCAAGGCAGATCTGAAAGATGAGGCATTGCTCAAGTTATTCGAAAAGTCCAATGACGCTAACATCTCCGGTCAGGGGATTCACCCTAGTCTCGCATCCATACAGGTACAGGGCAAAATGTCGGCAGGCTCCGAAATTCGCAATGCGCTATTGAGCTACATTGCCATCAAGACGCCCAATATCCGCAAATTGATACTCAAGCCCCTGTATCTCGCTAAGAAAATCAACGGTTGGGATGAGAATATCGAATTTGGATTTGAAGATATTGAGATAGAGAAATTGGATGAAAATAAATCCGGACAGGCTACAAAATTGCAAGGGCAGAATACAGAAGAATAATATGACAGCTCAGGAATATCATATCAAAGTAAAATTGATCCGTGAACTAGATCCGGACAATAAATGGTTGCCACTCCTGGACCGCGGGCACTCTGTCAGCAATGAGATATATCTTCGCAAAGCGCTCGAAGATGCTCAACTTGATATGAGTACACCTATTCCCGAAAAAATAATATCTCCCGGTGATAAAAAAATCCCTGCCAAATTATCTGCAAAGCTCAATAAACTATATAGCAGTAGATGCCAACTATCCAATCAATATCATATCCTTAGCACTATCAATGCACGTGCAAAAAATAATGATAAGATAATGAAAATACAAGCTGAAATGGCTGGTATATGGAAACAAATAGACTTCTATCGAGCTACAGGGAAACTGATCACCGAGTATGAAGATGACTATGGACTACCAAATGACAAATGGGCACTATCTGCAAAGATCAGATCCCTCCGATCATCTATAAGTCGCCTGAAAAAACAAATCAAAGAATTACCCGCAGGAGATAAACTCGAAAAGCGCAAAAATACCCTAGCGGAGAATATCAAGAAACTGGCGTATGCAGAAATAAAATTGGATAAATTATGATATTGGATTTTGATATGGAAGAAGACAAAAAGATGGTCGCTAATTTTGGCGGATTGGAATACACCGAACAGCAAATGGCGGATGTATTGGGAGAAAGTATCAAAGTAGTCCAAGGGTATATGAATGACAAATATGGAGATTTTTATAAAATATATATACAAGGCAAAGCTAAGGCACAATTTGAAATTGATTCTACATTGCTTAACCTTGCACAGAGCGGAGATTTAGCCGCATTGAAAGAATACGACAGACGCAAACGCCTACGAAATAAAGATGAGTAAAGATATCAAAATATATACAGAAAGGGATTTCAAAGAGGCATCCACCAGACAGGAGCGCATCTATATGAAATTGATGCAGCCTGAGGACTTCAATCTCAACAACAGTGAGCACCAATATTACAAGATGCTCATCAAAGCCTGGACACTCCTAGATGAATTCAAATCCAAAGCAGCCGTGAAGCGCGTAATTGTCGAAATATTTCATTGCTCGTCATATATTGCACTCACAGCCATCAAGGACGCTCAAGAGATATTGGGACCATTGCTACAAGTCAATAAAGAATTTGAGATACACCGTATCATAGAGCAGGCACGCAAGCGGGCGCAGATGGCAGAAGATCAAGACAACTTCTCAGCAGCTGCTAAATTTATGGATATAGAGGTCAAAGCATTGGCACAGCTCAAAGAGACTAAGATGTCAGATATTCCTCCTGTGCCCGAAGTGGAGTATTCTACCGATTTCACAATCCTGAGCGAGAATGAAGACGAGTAAGCGAATATATGTCAATCCTGTCCAAGCAAGATTTCTGAAAGCATTCAAAAACCACTCACACGGCAAGAGAAGAATAAAGGTTTTGATAGCTGGTAGAGCTTTAGGAAAATCCTCAGTGATAGCGCTACGAACTAGGGAGAATCTCGCTGCACTCCCCAGGGCAAAGTTTTTCTTCTCGTCCACTACTTACGCACAGATACTCACCAAGACACTACCCGCTATCAAGCATATATGGAAGATGTACGGACTTAAGGAGCATACGCGCACCAGCAATGGACATTATGTGATAGGTAAGAGACCGCCTGAGCATTGGGATACTCCTTATTCACCTCCGGAGGCGTATAAGAATGTGATTACTTGGTTCAATGGCTATACTATAGAGATGTTGTCAATGGATAGACCTGATCTCGCTAGGGGAGGTTCGTATGATGGAGGAGATATAGATGAAGCTGCATTGGTCAAAAAAGAACATATCAATACGGTCATACTTCCATCGATGAGAGGAAATCTACACCGGTACAATTCTCCATTGCACTACCAGCTCGGACTATACAGTTCAATGCCGTGGAAAACATCCGGACAATATCTACTTGAATATGAAGATAAAGCCAAAGCAGATCCCGACAGATATTTTTATATAGAGGGTACTGCGATGGACAATATCCAAGTACTCGGACAGGATTTTATTGATTTTTTGAAACAAGAGATGTCACCATTGGAATTTGCTGTGGAGGTGATGAACCAACGGATCACCAAGGTCGAAGACCAATTTTACACATCCTTTGATGAAGATGTACATCCATACAGTCCAAAAGCGACCTATGGAGAAGGCCCGGGGGGAATCACCTTTGAGGGATACAAGGATCACAATCCCAATCAACTTATAGAGGTGTCAATGGATTTTGACGGTTGGTTCAATGGAATGATATGCTTCCAAGAGTCCAAAAATGAAGAAAAAGCATTTGATTCGTTTTTTGTAATAAATGAAAGAAAAATCAATGAGCTGATTGATGATTTTTGTCAGGAGTACCAGCACAAACAAATATTTAAGTATGTGCGAGTATGGGGAGATCCCCGGGGGCACGATAGGCGTCCGGATGGACCAACACTATATGAGCAAATATATGCACGATTCAATAAAAATGGATGGGGATGTGAGATAAAAGCCAAATCGGGGAGAACCACCAATCACATATCTAGGCATTATTTTATGAATGAATTGCTATCCGGAGAAAATCAGCGATTGCCAAAATTCAAAATCAATCAGGAACGTTGCAAAGATGTAATCATAGCGCTCCAGCTCACACAAATCAAACCGGACTTCAAAAAGAATAAATCCAAGGAAAAAGACAAATCATTTCCACAGGAGCACGCGCCACACTTCACCGATATGCTAGACTACTATCTATACGAGAAGCACGCATACAAATCCAAGATGCAGGGACTTGGTACAAGTGTGATGCCCGGGACTGTGATATTTCATTAATCCCACGGTCAATATTGTCCTATCAAAAATCATAATGCCAATATATCTTTACAAAAAAATAAAGCCATATGGATCTATTATTCACAGTAACCAATCCGGACAAAAATACTACGATAGATGATAGTGATTTCAAAAATCACTTCCCTAGTATCAATCTCTCAACCTCGTGGAGAAGTATAGAGCCATATATACGCCAAGCCACAGAAGAATATCTAATCCCCTATATCGGCAATAACTTCTATGATGAAGTAGTAGCTGTGAATGCAGGGAGTAGTGATATGCTGAAGTATATCCAATCCAAATGCAAAGATATAGTCGCATATTATACTATTTGGCTGGCAATGCCTCATCTCAATCGCGTCATATCTGATCTGGGAGTACAAGAAAATAGCTCCACCGATGGCAATAGTCAGCCCTCCTCAATGTGGAGGTACAAAAATAGCCGTTGGGAAACAATGGTCGCAGCTGATAAGATGCTGGATAGACTCCTTATATATATGGAGTCCAATGTCGCTAATCTAAGTACCTGGAAGAATAGCGATGAGTACAATGAAGTGGGGCATCCACTATTTCGCACTACCAAGCAATTGGCAAAATACACTACTATCAATAGCCGGAGATTGTTCAAGGCATTGATGCCATACTTCGATCAGGCTATTGACCTCAATGTAGTAGAGGGAATGTGTCGAGAGCAATATGAGGATCTATTGACAAAAATAGATACCGGTACAGCCAAAGAAAAACAGCTTATCGAATACCTAAGAAAAGCCATTGCCAACTATACGATGTATAGAGCTATTCCACACCTGAGAGTATCATTTGAATCCAATGCTCTACTATTTGTAAGTAGTAGCGATGGTATGAATATCAAGCAGACCGCACTCAAGGAAGCGATTGACAGCCTCAGAGCTCAATTGCTCCAAGATGCCAAAGCCTATCTGAGCAAGATGCAAAGCTATCTATATACTTATGTAGATGATTTTCCTATCTACAAAGAGAAATCTTATAGCACCGCCAATACCGAAATGGTAATAAGTAGCCGTGATAAAAAAGGGGGGATTATGGTGCTGTAGGAGGACATACAAGTATTC